TTCGTATATTGTAAACTGCACAGCTTCACAGTCCTCAATAAAAAAATTCCACCCTGCATTTTTATTTGCAGTTTTCATAAAAGGTAATATTTTACTAATAATCCATGGCTCCTTTAACCAGACAACTTTTGAATTTCTAGTTTTTAATGTTTTTTCTTTTTGTCTTTTATTTAATTTTTTACTATTTTTATCAACACCTTTAACACCTGCTACGATAGCAAATTGTGTATCGTTTTTAGATTTTGCAAAATTAATTATATCTCGACACAACAATTTAGGTAGTGTTTCCTTAAAGTACCAATAATCAAATTCTAGCTGCATTTCTTTATATGCAAGCTATACATTATTTATAAAATAAGTCTAGAGTTATGAAATAAGATTCCAAGTAGAATTAGAAGGATTCCAATAAAAATTACTAGGTATTTGTTCTTCTGATAAACTTGGAGACATGCATTCCCATCTATTTAAATCAGGGTTCCAATCTAAAAGCCATGGTTTTAAATCAGTTGTTACACCTTCTGAATCTGTGTAGTTACTTGATGAAGGTTCTGCTACAGGACATTCCCATTTTCCAGTTTCATCATTTAATGTCCAATCATCATAAGGTTGACGACCAATAAATCTATTATTTTCAGGTTGCCAAGTATAACCTTTTGCAACACCTTTATCAGCTTCAACGCAATCTGACTTTGTTTTGGTCGATATAGTTTTATATGTTTCGTCGTCATCACATTCTAATATATTAATGACAACCTTGTTTTCATCTAATTGTGCAAAAATTTTACTCATTACCAGTCCAAAGTTCCTGTTACATTAAATGTTGCAATTTTATCTCCACCAGGATGATCAGTAATTGTATTTGATCCTGGAGCAATTGTATAAGTTTGAGCAGCAGGCATTTTCAAAACAATTTGACCTGCAGCACCTTCTCCACCTGTTTTAGGTGTATTGTTAATTACTCCTGCAGCACCACCACCTGAACCTTTGGTAGTTGCATTTCCTCCAGTTCCATTTGGAAAAGGAGCTCCACTTCCACCTCCTGGTGATCCTCCAGATCCTGGACTTCTTCCAGTAGTCCATGGGCCTCCTCCGCCACCAGCAGAATAACCTACAGGTGATCCTGAAATATTATTTGTTGTACCACTTCCGCCTGGTCCACCATCTGAGTTTGGTCCTGAAGCATTTCCGTTTCCTCCAGCACCACCGATGCCACCTCCGCCTCCGCCAGCGTATCCGTTATCACCGGGCGTTCCACCAGAACTTCCTTCTCCTGGTGAGTAACCTCCTAAATTTCCAGTAGATGCACTAGTTCCTCGGTGTCCACCACCGCCTCCAGATCCTCCATTTACTCCAGCTCCACCACCATTATATCTTGTTGGAGTATTATCTGGATGACTTGATGGTATAGATGCTCCACCGCCGCCTCCAGTTGATGAAATAGGCCCTGCATTTGAATCTCCACCAGAAGTACTCCATCCGTTTGGTGCATCCCAACTTCCTGCGGCTCCTACGGTGTAAGTAGATCCAGAGTCGATTGTAATTTTTGTTCCTCCAGGAAAAGACGTTCTATATCCGCCTGCTCCGCCTCCGCCTGAAGAAGATCCCCCAGATCCTCCACCTGCAACAACTAAATAATCAACATCTATTGGTGGACCAACACTATCTCCACCAGCACCAAATCCTAAGACTTGATAGCCAAACATTTTGCCTCTACTTGGTAATTTATTCTTACTTCCTTTGCCTTCAAATACTAAAGGTGTATCTATCTTTTTCATATTCTAAACTCCTTATGCGTCGTTAGCAGCGTCTGTAGTAAAGAATATTTTAACTCCGAGCACTCTTGCATCGGCTGAAAAAGTATCACTACCGTCATTCGCGTCTCTAAATAATTGAAAATAAGTTAACTCGCCTGCTGCAGGTGATCCCGCAATAGTAACTGCTCCACTTTCAGATGTGATTTGTTGATCTTCAACTGTTCCTATTCCAGCATCTGTAACGGTTACTGCTGTTCCATAAGCAACATCAATCGTATCACTATCTGCACATGCAACTCCTTGTAATCCAAAAATACAGTTTCCTGTATTTGTAGAACCTGGTGTCCAATATACTTGATAAGTTATTGTGCCTTCATTCCAAGATTTTGGAAAGGCAACAGAAAATTGTGCAAACTCATCTGTACTTGCATCAAAATCTAATACTTTCATATCAGGTCTTGTTGCTGTTGTTTCAACTTGTTGTGCGTCTGCTCCATTTGTTGTTGCTCCATACATAGCTGAAGCTGGAACCCACATAGTTTCTTTTCCTGCAATTTTTAAAGCTGAACCATTACCTTGTAAAGTACCTGTTCCTTTTGGAACAAGGTTAAGACTTACGTTTGTTTCACCAGAAGCAGTAATAGTAGGTGCGTTACCTGTAGCAGCGTTTGCTAATGTAATTTCATTAACAGCTGAGCCTGTTGCAGTAAGATTAACTAATTCATTTCCGTTAGTATCTAAAATTGCAGTTCCAATTTTAGGTGAAGTTAAAGTTTTGTTTGTTAAAGTCTGTGTTCCATCAAGAGTTACATCACCAAAACTTAAAGTATCTATGTCTGGATTAGTTCCATCGTTTGCTGTAGCAAATACAAGTTGATCACCTTTATCAGTTGCAGAAAACGTAAACGAGTCTCCTGATCCTGATGCATATTTAAACTGTACTGTATAAGCACCTGATGTTGAATTTCTTAAAAAATAAAAAGTTTGAACATCTAAAGGAATAGTTACAATTTGATTTCCTGTAATAGTTCCTGTGAACTCAATCATTCTGTGAGATAAAGTTGCTCCTGTTGCTCCATCAGATACAGATAATGCTGTAGTCTGTGCCCCACCAGCTATTGATTGTGTTGTGTATCCACCAGAAATTTGTTCTAAGATTTGTAAATTAGTATTAGTCTTCGTCCCCCAAGTTCCTGCGTTTTCACCAGTTGCTTGAAGTTCAACTCCTAAAGGTGTGTATGTTGATGCCATAATTTTATCTCCTATGCAGCGTCAGTATAACTTGTATTTGATCCAGTTGCAACATCTGTATACGATGAATTTGAGCCTGTGTCAACGTTTGAATATGCTTGAATTCCAAAGCCTGAAGAAGTGCCAAATGCAGCTATAGAAACTGTTGCTGATTGACCTGTTGGTATAACAAGAGGATTTGATGTAGTGCTTACAGTGCCAAGACTTACTGTTGAAGAAACACCAGTTACACCCATTACATCTGCAGGTGATATTGATCCAACAGAAGCTGTTGCTGATTGTCCATCTAAATTAACAAGAGTTCCACCAGTAGTCGTAATCGAACCTAAAGACGACGTGGTTCCAAAACCAGATAATCCCATTACATCAGCTGGTGCAATTGCACCTACAGAAGACGTAGAACTTAATCCAGTTACACCCATTGTTTGAGCATCAAGATCAATTGATCCAACTGAAGAAGTAGAACTTTGACCTGTTAAACTAAATGTAGCATTAGAAATAACTGTTGGTGATCCAACAGATGATGTTGAACCTAATCCAGTTAGACCCATTACATCTTCTGGTACTAATAAATATTCATTGCCACCCCAATTAGTTGTTGCAGAATCCCAAGTTTGTTTACCCCAACTTATATCTTCTCCACTGCCTGTAGTTGCTTCAACACCAGAAACTATTACAACTGTTTGTCCAGATTCACCCCAATTTTCAACACCCCAACCATCTTGACCCCAACCTGTATTAATTTCTGCAGTAATTGTAGGTGAACCTAATGATGAAGTAGAAGAAAGTCCGGTAAGTGTAATATCAACATCAGCAAGGTTTCCCCATTCACCATCGTCCCATGATTGTGCGCCCCAACCTACAGCAAATGCTTCTTCAATTCCCCAACGATTTGCACTCCAATTTCCTGCTCCCCAAAAATCAGAATTAGGTGTGTTTGCCTGTCCACCCATACCACCGTGGTTTGTGCAATAATAATAAAGAGTTGGTGCTCCAGAAGCTACTTCAATTTGTGTGTAGGCTCCAGACGATCCTGGAGTTCCATTTGTAGTTACGTTGGTTGTGTATTGTGTTCCACCTGCAGCATCTGCAGCTGTTGCAAATCTTAAAGGATGTGTAGCGTTTGTATAGTCAGATTGATCAAATCTAAAAGTTGCACCTTCAACTAATTCTAAAGTAGGGGTTTGTACTCCATCAATAAAATATTTATTTCCTGAACCGGTGCTAACCACCGTTACTGTAAAGGTTCTAGTAACGGACATACCGCGTTACCCCTTATGCTATACGAAGTATTGCGTTAGATGCGTCAGCTGTTGGAAATTGAATTGTAAAAGTTCCGCTTGTCACAGTTTTGTCTGCACCAAAGTCTATTACGCAAACTGCTGCATCTGAAGAATGTGAGTCATTAAAAATTAAACATCCTCTTGCTGTGAAAGAAGCAGAAG